CGTAATGGCATAAAGAGCTTTGCCCCTTCGATGTTGTCATTCCGGCTGCTTTGTGTCGATGAACGGTATTAGCGGGTCGATAGATCAGTCGATCGGAGCATATCCCGGAGAACAAGCGGCAAGCCCGGCGCGCGAGCATGAGGTGTTAAGGCGTACTATATTCCCCCAATCTGCGGGAGCCCAAGCAGTGAGTGTCCACATCGCACTATAGTAATTTGACCGCCTCAGAGGCGGATAGTTCTTGATCAGGGACTGAAGTGAGAGTGCTAGGGTGGGTTACACGCACTGCTGCATCAAGCCTATTACGGCGAAGGCTATTGAACCGCAACAGAAAATTGTCTGTGGGTGGGTTGGTCTACCGCAAGAGATCGCGACAGACACTGGGTAGGGGATGATATGATGATGTACGCGGGTGTAGTAGCGGTTAGACGGAAATTCCGCGGGGTGAAAACAGAAATCCTAAGCCCAACAGTGGGCGGACGGTGCAAGTATCCCCGGGCGGTGGCCTTAGCAAGTGAGCCCTGACCGTTCCTATAGCATAACAATGCCAACTTGTGCAAGCGTCACGATGATAGGCGTTCCTGATGATACAGGATAGGCTGTTTTGGAGCGTAAGTACCAAACGCGGCTCCAACACTGGCCGCCCACACAGCGATTCATTTGTAACTGTGTGGAAGCGTTATTCCTGACGATACAGGATAGGCGTTCCTAGCTGAAGTAATTGGAGGATTGGATTGGCCAAAACGTCTATTAAACTAAACTGCAATGATGACTACAACTAAAGTGCCCATTAGGGATTTAAACATTCATGCTAAGGCCCGGATCATGCCGGCCAAACCACCAATCGCCCTTGGACAAGGTGTGCGGTGTCATCGTTGCCTAGAAGACGGACACACTGCAAGAGAATGTGTTGCGCCTCTCAAATGCTTCAGGTGCAGGGCAAATCATTATGCCGTTAATTGCCAGGTACCGCGTAGAAAATCACGGAGCTTAGAAAGTCTTGTGTTGGACACGCCCAACGCTTCCACTACAGTGCCAGCAGAAAGGCCTGTGGTGAAGACCGTAAAGCCACGCCCACTCGCGATAGGCTCTAGTGGTAGGTATGATGTTTTGTACCAGGAGGGGGATTCTAATTATGGCCAAGACTCTGAGGACGAGTCAA